GACTCATGGAGGGTTACGGCATCGAAGTCGTGGCTGGGCTTGATCGTCGGAAGACTCGGAAGCTTGTTCTTGCGACACAGAGCAATGACAGCGGCAGCCTCGCAGACCATCCGACGCACGTCGGGGTTGTTCCGGAGCTTCGTCATCTCAAGCGCAGAGTAATTCGATTCATACGGCGCGTACGTCTCATAGGCCGAGGCGAGGTAGAGGAAGACGTTGGGGTTCGCACGGTTCACATGAACAGCAGCCGCATCGAAGAGGGACATCCAGAGGGTATGGACCAGTCCCGAGCAGAGAAGCTCGAGAGACCAATAGCACGCGTAATCGGCGTGGCCAAGCTGGATGTTCTGGAGGAGAAACTTGGAGACAGCAGCGCGAGGATGTCCACAGAAGGTGGTCTTCTGGAAGTCCACCACAGTTCGGTCATCAATGACATCCATTGCTCTAGGACTACACCTCGTTCAGACGACCCGGACGCGCGACCGTAAACCAGGCCGTCGCAATCGCAAGGAGGGTCAGACTCGTAAACGCAGGGTCAGTCCGGAGGGCAACGGCCAAGAGAAGCAGAAGACTATAGACCATCACGAGAAGACACACGAGGACAAGAATGAGCGTCTGGGCTGGAATGAAGAGACAGACCGTCGCGAGTGTCATCAGGGCGACAATGAGAAAGACAGCCTGGGGGAGAACCAGAGGGTCTGCAACGAAGAGGAACCCTGACCCGAGGACACATATGAACGTGGCCTCGTAGGTGAGCGTCTGATGTTTCGCGTGATAGAGAATGAGTCCAGCAAGAATGAGCATCGCGGTCGCACGGAGGGCGGGGTGGCTCTCCGAGTGTCCAACGAGAATCCCAACCCAGAGAAGGAGGGAACTCGTGCAGATGAAGGTTCGTTCAAGGTCGATCCACGGGTGTCGCATGGGTTCACGACACACCCGACAGAGTCGGTCTGGGTAATAGGTCATATAGGTTCGAAGACAGTGTTCGTGAATGTAGGCTGACGTTCCCCGGCACTTGCAGGGGGCGAGCATCGTGTTCGGGTGGTCATCCCCGAGGCAAATACGACACTCCATTATCTAGGGGACGTCGATGACGTATAAGTGGAAGGACCCTTTGCCGCCCGCGCCATGACTCGGCGGGCGAGCATGACGATCACCACCAGCGAGACGATGACCAGGATGAGATTGATGAACCATTCGCTCGTCTGCTGGGTCTGAACCGCTGCACGCCGCTTCTCGATTTCAATCTGATTCTGGAGCGCTGTGACCTGTTTGGACAAGGTCGTTGTGGTGGTCCGGAAGTCATCCTTGAGGGAGATGAGCTTCTCCTTGACGGCATCCACTGCGGTCTTCGTGGACGTCTGCTGGGCCTGGCGCTCTGAGAGTGAATTGATGGATTGCACATACGAGACAACCGCCGGAAGCACTTCAGCATTGAGAACACGCCGGCGCTCGGTTGCCATCCAGTCGTCCCCATTCACTAGCGTATAGTACCGAATTCGAGCATCCTGATAGGCTTGTGGGGCCCGGTCCCGAGACCCCTCGGCGGTTTGGAGGGCTGCGAACGCATCGGCAATCTGTTTCTTTCGGTCGAGGACCTGGAGGAGTGCACCCAGCTTCCCATCGAAATCATCCTTGGCCGCCTTGTACGCAGGATAGAGAGAGGGACGCTTTGCCTGAATCCATTCGAGGGTTTGTTGGGGAGACTGTGGTGTCTCGTTCATGTACATCGTCGCAAGCTTCAACGGGAAGAACTGAGTTGGATCTGCACTGTAGATACATCTGGCTTCATTCGAGACGACTCGATTCTCAAGTCCCTTGTCAGCTGGACACACGGGCGCACATTGAATGCCGATCGCGGCAGTAAACCCAGTCGGGCAGGAGAACCCGTTTCCCATTACCCTTTCCGTAGAAAGATTCCGACCGCAACTCCCACGCTCAAGAGCAAAATCGCAAGTCCGGGTGCAACCTCCAGGGGGAGAAAGGCATAGACAAGCAGGCAGAGAATGACGACCGCAAGTTCAACCTGAATGAGGAGGAAGTTCGGAGCCGAGCTGTCCAGGATTGCCTTCCGTTCAATCGCAAGGTCAGAGGCCGGTGCAGTCGGAGGACGAAGCGGCTTGAGCGTGTCGACGAGAGACTTGACCGTGGTGAACGACTCTGTGTACTTCGCGAACTCTGTCCGAATCTGAGAATGCGCGTTGATGTTCGCAGCCATCTGAGACTGCGCGTCCCGAAGGGCATCCTCAACCGTCCTCTTCGACGCAACCTGGTCTGTCGCGGTCTTGATCTCAGCATCCACTCGAGCCCGTTCTGTGGTGTACGGGGTAAGGTTGGGTCTCCTCCCGGGGTCGATCATCGGAAGGGACTTGAGCTTGACCTTGACGGAGTTGTCGTACATCGAGACGCAGTACTCTCCAGGAGGATTCCCCGACTCCTGCATGTACTTGAAGCGATCGGGACATGTGGCTCGACAGAAGACAAGCGTCCCCTTTTCAAATCCCTGCGGACAGGATGAACCAGCTCCCATCTTTACTTACGGTTGGGAATAAACCCATTGACGCCGCCCCACAGCGGCGCAATGAGGCGAACCTCGGCGTTGAGCGCGGGGGACTTCCATCCAAGGGTCGGGGCTCCCACCTGCTGCCCTGACGTGATATAGGGAGCCGCCTGGGCCAGCATGCGGACATAGCGCGTGTGCTCTCCGGCCGAGGTGGTGAGACGAACGTGGCGAGGCTCGCTGATTTCAAAGTACGATTCGACCGGCATTTTGTTTACTGGAAGAGAAGTAATGTATACCCCAGGACTCCTCCTGATTGGAGTGCTTGTTCTCGTTGCGCTCGGACAGCGTGAGCATCTCACGATTTCAGCCCCGATGGTCGATATTCGGGGGACGCAAAATGCCGCCGAAACAGACCGGATCTATGGACTTGCACCCGAGAGTCTCAAATCCCTCGCAACGAACAGCAACGCTCCGAATCCGAATCCTGCGGGAGGCGACAAAGCCAAGAATCTGATTGTCGCTATCATCCAGGACTTCCAAGGATCGGTGTATGTCCCAGCGACCGCTCCGATTACGGAGGCCGTCGTTGATTCCTATGTTGCGCGCATCCTCCAAGTGTTCAATACTCGTCCGGATACTCCCACGAACTCCTTCTACAAGACCGCCTTTTCAAACGGGGACGCGAAGCGCTTGGTGATGGCGTACATGGGGCTCACTGCCGATGCAAGTCTCCCACCGGTCAATCCTCTCCCGACGTCCTCGACGACGGCGATCTCGATTCCGAGCCTGCTGGCGAGCATGCGGGACAACCTCCTCGAATACAAAATGACGGGAAATCCTCGCTACAAGAGCGCCTACGACGGAACCAAGACGTGGATGGACCGGTATATCGCATCGTTGAATACGAAGCTCGCCCGGGAATCCGATGCCATCACGGAGGAGGTCACGCGGTATCGCACGGCGAATGCAGACATGACCAAGACGCAGTCCGACTTCCAGCGTGTCAAGACGGAGGGTCCGAAGGCCGAGAACACGTACCTCACCATCAAACAGCAGATGGATCAGATTCCCGTGTTCGATGGCTCGACCAATGCCTACATCAAGGTCGGCATCGCAGGAGGACTTGCGATTGTGGCAGGCGTGCTCTCCTTTGTCTGACGACGGAACAGCATCACCAACACGAGAACGATTGCAAAAATAGCAAACAGGGCAAGATAGAGGTTCAACGTCGATTGCCAGGACGTGTCCTGGAAGGACCGAATGCGACGAAGCGTCTGGAGGGCATCTGTGTTGGTCTTGAGCCCATTGTAGTCCATTTGAATCCGCGCGAGGGTTGCGGTCAGTTCATCGCGATAGGCGTCGCTATTGGGTCCGTTCCGGGCGGCCTGAAGCTCGACCAACATCTGGTCGAGGACCGTGGCCATCTGCTGATTGATGGACTGAATCTGGGGGAGGGCGGTCTGAAGCGTCGTCGGGTCTGTAATCGCCCGCGTGATCAGCGTGTCGTACTGCGTCTTGAGGGCTTTGTACTGCGAGTTGAGGTCTCCGCCTGACGAGGACGAGGGAGGAGGCGGTGGTGTCGTCGCAGAGCCCGAGGGAACACATTTCGCTTCCGTCTCAGAAAACCCGAGGTAATCCCCAGGCCGACACGGCCAGACATCGCGTCCGTCCCGTTCGGCGATGGGATAGGTTGCTGTCGATGCCGGGATGCAGACCGCAGCGTTGTTGCGCAACTCATCGGTGATGTACATCGGAGTCCCGCCAGCCAAGCACTGACCCGCAGACTTCACCCCGGCCTCTCCAATACAAATCAACACAGAGTTCATCGGGGCAGAGGCAAGGTCTCTGGTGGTTCCCGCCGGACAGGTTGCATCGGTGTAGATGCCGAAGCGCTCACGGAGCATTATGTTCACGCAACATTTACGTCTTCCACGCAATAGCGATAGTACAGTGCAGGTCCTGCGACGTCGCTGTGACGCTTAATCTCGAGGATGTCTCCGGGAACTGCACCCAAGACCCGCGCCTGATAGTCCTGCGAATCAATCGAGGGAATCTGGCTCGCGGGATTCGTCAAGGTGTACTGCTTGATGAGGGCTGTCTTCTCATCCTCTGTCAGAATCCGATGCGGCATCGAATACCGGTGCGTCGTCCAGTCGTTCTGGAGGTGCCAGATCCAGAAGAACTGAACCCGGTCCTTGGCGAAGGACTTCATGACGCGAAGGACATTCGCCGAGGGCTTCGCGAGGGGGATGATGATGACACCGTTGGTATAGGAGTTGTCCTCTGCGAACTTGACGAACGTCCGAATGTCGCGCTCAAGGAGACCCTTGTCCTTCTGACTGAAGATGATGAGCGTCGACCCGATGGTATAGAGATTGACCTTATCGAGCTGCCCCGCGTCCACGGGCGTTGTGGTGGTGTCCAGCTTGCGCCGGCCAAGAAATGTGCGAAGCGTCTCGAGTGCCTTGTCCTGCATTGTGCTTGTTGTCTCTCTAGACAGAAAGCGGTTCGTTTTTTCGTGGGATACCATAATGAACCCGACGACACTTCTTGTGGCCGGCCTGTTTGCCCTGATGGTCGTTCTCTATCTTGGACGCGAGCGCTTCCAGCCTGAATTCCTCGACAAACGCCAGGTCGGGAACACCGTTGCCCGCGAGCACTCCTCGTACGAGCAGTACACGAACCACATGGACCCCGCACCCGTTCAGATGGGACCGATTGGGGGCATGCAGACGCCTTTCCAGGTGAACCAGTATAAATCCTTTGTTCCCGTCTAAAGCGGTCTACGCGTCGCCGGAAGTAATCTCAGGAGAGATCATGTCATTTCCACCGTCGATGGTGCGGGCACCCTTCACAGTGACCCCGGAGCGAGAAGCCCCCCGCGTGTCCTTCTTGTATGCGAGAGACATTCAGGCAATGGGTCCACATGACCTTCTCCCAATGGGGTCGGAGTGGATCTCCTGGACGCGCAACGGGTTCTCCATTCCCCAAGCGCAGTTGGATCCGTCGTGGCCGGTCGTACGGATTACGCCGGGGAAGAATACGCAAGGAGGGCTCACGACGATGGACGTTGAACAGTATTTCAGAGGCGGTCGTCGCAAGAAGCGGTCTACGCGTCACGCGAAGAAGAAACGCAATGGAGTTTCGCGATCTTCCCGGCGAGCCGTATAAGAAAAAGAAGATTCCCAAAGCCTTAGCCGAGCAAGTCTGGATTTCCCGCATGGGACATCGCTTTGACGCCAAGTGTTACGTCGCGTGGTGCAAGAATAAGATTTCAGTGTTCGACTATGAATGCGGACACAACATCCCTGAGAGTAAGGGTGGCAAGACGACTCTTGACAACCTCATTCCCATTTGCGCACGCTGCAATCGCAGCATGAGCGATATGTATACCATTGACGAGTGGGTCGCGAAGTACCGCCCTCCGACGACCTCGAGGTTTACATGGCCAAAGTGGCTGATATACAAACGATGAAGGTCTACATCACAGTTCACCTTGAAACCCCATCCCAAGAGACACTTCTACAGCGCTGCTATACAAGCGTTCGACGGGTCCATCCCGACGCCTCCATTGTTCTTGTTCAATCGCAGACGAGTCTCCCCCTTCGCGGAGTCTATGATGCGACGGTCTGCGTGAATCCTGGTCTGTCATCCCTCGGAGCCATCTTCCTTGCAGGTCGCGATGAGGCTCCGTTTGTCTACGTTCTCCATGATAGCATGGTTGTCCTTCGAGAGCTCCCGTCTCTTCCTGACGAGGTCGATGTCCGTCCGATCTATCACTTCCGGGGCAAGATGTGTCGCGAACACTACCCCGTTGCAGAGCGAGTGTTTCGGCATCGCTACGCGGACTTCTTGCAGACCTATACGACCGGATGGTTGGGATGTGCCGTTGTCATCCGCCCCGAGAGTGCACGTCGCATCGTCGGAGAGGACCTCCTTCGACAGATCACGACGAATCTCCGGTTTCAAGCCATGGAGCGCATTCTTCCCGTCCTGGGTTCGATGGCAGGGCTTCGTCTTGGTTCGTCCGTCTGTGGTGACATCTTCGCATCTGATGCAGACCCCTGGCTGCATCTGAGCCGTTCCCAGGAGTCGATTGAGTCCCTACTGTCGATTCAACTCCCGATTGTCAAGACGGTCGGAGGACGTGTGAATGTTCCGCCAGGAGAGGAAGACGTTTACTCCAAGACAGCCGGAAGCCCAATCGCTTCCAACGACTTCCGATAGAACCAGATGAGCCGCACCTGGTCTTGGTCTGACAGTGCCGCAAACCCGAGCTTGAAGGACTTCCAGAGAACCTTACAGGCCTGCAAACACTCTTCGTATCCTCCTCGCTCATAACTGTGCGCGATGAAGAGACGGATAACTTCCCCGGCCCGGTCTTTGACGTAGAGGTAGTTGGTCACCATCTCGGTATAGTCCCCGTAATAGAGTTCGAAGATCGAGGGGTCCTCCAGGTAGACCGCCCAAAACATCTGCTCATCGGCGTGCCCGAGCTTCCGATTCAAGAACTCAAGGAACTTCCCCTCAACTCGCGTACAGAAGGTTTCCATGTAGTCTGCGCGTCCGGTAAAGAACCCGCTGCACAGCGTACAGAGTCCATTGCGGACGACATCCCGGAGCATCGAGGGAGGATAGTAGTCAATCGCACACGTCGAGAACTTGTCTCGGGTGGTCCAGAACACACGGTCGAGCTCTTCGACGTTCCGAAGACCCATGCGCTGAATGCACAGGTTGACCCACGCAAAATGCGTGGACCCGAACGGATTGTCACGAATCGCCTGCTTGAGCATTGCATAGCGGGACATGCAGAACAGATAGTAGGAGGCCGTGTTGCGGCTGTCGGGGGAGGGGTTGGTCTTCCGGTTCTCGAGGAGCTGGTCCCGATACTTGGTCAGCGGGAAGTCCTCAAACGACATCACGACAAACCGAGTCTTCGCGTGGAGATGCGCCGGCCGGATCGCCTTGAGCTTGTCGAGAAACGCTGGCTCGCAAAAGACGATGAGTGGGCGGTCAACTGCAAGGGTTGCCGTTGCATTGGCAAGATAGTGCTCTGCCGGGCGGTTCCGAATGGCGTCGCTCGCATCGGACATGGTTGTGAGGTCAAAGTACCCCGTCACAAGAGTCCACGTCGTGTCCATGCCGGTTTCTTACGGAGTCAGTGTAAACGGAATGATGCTATCGTTGTGGTCTGAGGGAAACCATCCGAGGTCAAGTCCCTTGCGCTCTGCATGCGCCCAGACATTCACCTCCCAGACAGCATGTGGGAGGAGGTCCTCTGCCGCGCGGCGAACTGCGGTGTCGAACTCTGCGACTTTGGACCGATGTGCAATGAAAAACCCGCCTGCAAACCGCCAACAGACAGCGTCTGTGAGAGACGTGGGTGTATGGGTCCAGATCCCAGCCGTTCGAATGCACGGCGTGGACGGGACGTTCAGGGTGCGAAGACGGGTTAGGGTTTCCGTGGGATGCCGGAACACATGCGGAAGTCCAAAGTCGACCCACGTGAACCAGTCAGACTCTGGGGCAAGCTCTGTCGCTCGAACAAGGAATTCGGTCTTCGCGAGGATGACTCGCATATACTCCAGCGTGTCGACGGGGCTTCGGCAAGCTGGCAGGGGGGCCGAGTCTTGAAGTGTCGATGCCGCCCAGGTGTCCTGAAGTGAACACCGGATGACTCGAATGTGAGGCGGAAACGTCCAGTCGAGGGTTTGGTCGAGAAAGAGAAGGAATGGACGCTCGAGTGCAACCAACGTGGCAAACTGGGCTCGATAGGTCTCCAGCGAATGTTTCGATGTGGTCAGAGGGAAGAACGCGCTAACAAACGTGTTCATTGGGTCAGCACTGCGTCAACCACGTAAAACCATTTGTTAGAGGTCCAATGTAGGAAGGCTCGGCTTCTCGTCGGGGCGTGTCCCGTTCGTCCTGTGCTGAACGACCTCATCCCAGAAGGCCTGGAGCTGGGGGAGGTGGTCTGAGAGCCAGTTGGGGTCCTTGGGGACAAAGTCCTTCTTGATGGACTGCAGGATCCAGTAAATCATCTGATACTCGTCGCTGTGCGTGTCCACATCATAGACGACCTTTCCGTCCTCATAGACCGCGAAGACTCCCTTCTGCTTGTCGGACTTCGACCACTCTGTATAGTTGACCTGCTTGAAGCGAAACTCGACATACTCGCACTCGTCAATGCCTGTGCACTCCATCTGCATCTGCATCTGGTGCACGTAGCCAATCGGAATCTCAGGCTTCTCTGCGCGACTCATCGGGCACTTGAATTCGACCAGACGTCCATAGCGCCGAGGGTCATCGTCAAGCGGGATAATCAGCCCATCCGGTGAGGCTCCGAGAAAGGGATACCGCGGATGCTGGGCGCAGGAGACATCAAGAATCGTGCACCGCGTGGTCTCCTCGTAGATGCGCTTGGCCACCGGCTCAAACCGAGTTCCCCACAGCAGAGCCGGAATGGGGTTGGACACCCCTGCGTCTCCCGTCGACGGAGGCTCGAGCTTCCGCAGCATCACCTCTTTCCGCCCTTCGGTTGAGCCGAAGACCTTGTAGACTTCCGACGCTGTAATCATTTCGCCTCGCTTCGCGTGCCATTGTGTGGTTCGCTGATCATTCTGCCCGTAAAGACGGAGAACACGTTCAAAGGCGCGATCGCGGAGCCAGAGGCGCCCGACGTCTCCGAGCATGAGGGAGTCAACG